GAATAAACTTTTTCCGGTTGCTAGGGATAATTTTTCAATACCAACCAATTCATCATGTTGAAGACCTGTCTTTTTAACTATGTCTGTCATAGTTATAAGATCTTTTTCATTAAGCATTGCATTAGTACCTAATGCTTGCCCAACAGCTAATTGTGATTCTTGAAGACCCTTTACGGAAATATTAGCATTCATTGAGGAATTTGCTATACCTGCAAATTCTTGTCTCATTTGAGTGGCATTTGAGGCAGACATTCCTAAACCTCTAGCTAATTCACTAATGGATTTTTGAGAGGTTCCAAAAGCAACTATAAGTTCTTTAAAGATAAAATCAAGTATATTAACACTTGTTATCTGATCTTTTAAAGCTTTACCTATATTTTTATATTTGGAGGTTTGTGTTTCAAGTTCTTTATTTTGGGATTCTAAATCTTTTACTTTTTGTTTATTAGCTTCTTTATCAACATTGTGTTTTTTTTCTAAATCAAATAATCTTTGTAATTCTTCTTCTGAAAGATCATCTATATTTTTTCCTTGGAGTTCAATTAATTCATTTAATTCTTCTTGGGCGTGTTTATTGAGAATAGTCTGTATTCGGGCATTTTTAGTTTTATCTATAGCATCTTGTAATGGTTGAGATAAATCTCCAAACCCCATTTTAGCTAATGCTTTTGCAGCTCCACCTATACCAACTCCTAATAAACCTATTTCTTTATTTGCTTGTTTTTGAGCATCAATTGTTCTTTGAACCTCATCAGTAAATGATCCTTGAACTTTTAAAGCTTCTTCTATATCTTTTTTTTCTTTTTCATTAAGATTACCTACATCTAAAGATCTTTTAAGAATATCAAATTTTGTTTTGGCTTGTTGTTGAAGATTTTTAAGTTGTTTTTCACTTAATGATGTTTCTCCTTTTCTATATTCTGTGATTTTTTGAGAAATACTTGATATTCCTTTAAGTGAATTTCGAGCATCTACTAAATATCTATTTTGATTAGATAATTCATTAACTATATCAACAAATGCATCTTTTACATAAGTTAAATCCGAATCCATATCGCGGATTTCTGCTCTTAAACCTTTTAAAGATTCTTTGGCCTTTTCAATGTCTTTTATATCGAAGGGGGATTGAGGAAGTTTTCCTAACTCTTTTCGGAGTTTAGATATTTCATCATTTACTTTTTTTATATCATCACTTAAAGCCATCTAATATATTTTATTATAAATATTGAAAGCCCACAAAGTTATTTATACTTTGCAGGCTTTTTATTTTGTGGGTTAGCGCTCATAAATGCTGGAGTGTTTACTTTACCAGATGGGTCTACTAGAGTTTTACTTCCATTTTTAGAGGTAGAATTATTTATACTATCTGCTTCCTCTTTATAATAGGATTTTATCTGATTGAATGTAAATTTTCTAAGCCATATTGGCATATTATATATTGTATTCCAATCATATCCTCCTTTACCATGAAATACTATCTCATGTATTTGGGTAAATAATGCGGCTCGAATTTGGGGAGCGGTATCAGAACTCAGGCCAAAAAAAGCTAATCCCAATAGGGATGTTGAATCTGTTGCTCCCATCGCTGGGAAAGTAGGACATGTCTACATCTGGTTGTAATTCTTTAATGTACTCCCTTAATGCTCTAGAATCTTTAGCTAAAAGATAATTGTCAACAAATGTTCGTACATCTTTTTTTTCTGTTTTACCTTCCACTGATGTAATAATGTATTTTAATCTAGTGGATAGTTCAGGTGATGAGTCTTTGTTAATTTTCTTTAGACCTTCCAATTCACGCGTGATATCCTGTTCATCCTTGTGTGTTAAAAAGCGGAACGTTAAATGGTTACCAGAGTGGGGTAAGGTAAATTCAAACTCGTTTTTATCGCTGCTTTCTACAATGGTATGAAGTAGTTTGTTCTCTAAAGTAGATAAATCAACTGTATGTTCTTCTCCAAGATATTCAAAAGTGTAATCTTTTCCATATCCTAAAACACGGGCAGCTATCATGATAGCGTTTTTATCTCCGATTAAAAGATCATCATATTTAATTGGGGATACAATTAATGATTTCATCAGTTTATCCAAAACTGTACCATTTTTAATATATGATTGGTTGGTGAGGATATCTTCCTCACGAGCTGTCATATATTTCATTTCTACTACTCCTTTAGCTAATTCTGAATCTTTTGGATAAAGAATACCTTTAGAGGGTAATTCAACAATTTCTGTTGGGATTTTAAATTCACTCATAGATTTTATTTTTTTATAACTTTATTTATCATATATAAATATATTGAAAGATAAGAAGCCTACCTAAACTAGGCAAGCTTCTTTTTATATAGTTTTTAACTATATTCTAGTAATTCAAGATGCAGTAATCTGGTTGAACCGTCATTGTAATGTTTACTGGAGTACCATCATCATCCCAACTATAATCACCGAATGATGCTTCTGTAATTAATGCTCCTTTAACAATCCATTCTGATACGATATCACCTACTGGGCCTACTACATTGAATGTTAAGTCTTTCTTATAGAAATCTGAGTATCCATCTCTACCTGTTACAGATTCGTGATGTAAACGAACCCATTCCATTACTGATTGGGCACCGGAAGGAGTAATTGGATCAAATAAAGTGAATTGAATTGTTCCCCAAGTTGTTTTTCCTTTAACATATCTTTGAATGTTGATATGATTAAGGGCAACTGCTGTTTGGGACAATGTTACCGCACCCATTCCTTTTACTAGATATGATGGAATACCATCAATATAAAGTATAAAGCGATTGGTTTGTTTTGGTTCAAAAGCTGTGAAAAATATTTCGTTTGGGTTTAATACTGCCATTTTATTTTTATTTTAATTCAGTTATACATATTTAATGTTTTACTCTTTTTACCCAGGGAATTCAGCTCCTGTTGGTTGAAGAATGAAATCTAGGTTTATAAATTCTGCTGTACGAGATGGTTGGATATAGATTTGACCTACTAATTGATTTCTATCTATAACATCTGGTGTATTGATTGATTCATCCATAACTACTCTAAAAGCGTATAATCCTTGTTTTTGTTGAATTGCTTCTAAATATGGATTAACTTGTGATAAGAAATTATTGCGAGTAGTGATTGTATTTTGTTCAAATACTAATGTATTAGCTATTTGAGAAATACGAGATTTTAATTCAATTAGTAAACGACGAACATTTATACGATCTAGAGCTGATGCTCCTTTTTGCAATGTTTTCTGACCATATACTGATACTCCGGTTTTTGGGAATGTGGCTATTGGATTAATATTTGCCTCATATAATGTATCTCTATTTCCTTGAGATAATTTAGATTTAGCAGATAATACCATTGATAATCCACCTCTGTTTATACCTGCTGGGGCAAACCATGGGGCAGCTACTTTATCATTGTATGCGTATACTCCTGGGATTAAGGTAGATGCTGGGATATGTACTTGTTTTCCTGTTGCGGGGTCATTAATTCGTACCCAAGGCCAGTATGTAGCTGCATATGATGTGTTTCTAGTTGCCGCTTGTGTAACTGCGTCTGCTAATACCCCATCATAATCTACCATATCAACTACATATAAATTATCTCCTCTATTTATTGTATTAGATATGATGTTTGAGATAACACTAGTATGATGTTCATTTATTAAACCTGGGGTAGATAAGATGTTGAATTGATAATCATCTTTATTTGATAACAAATTAACCATATTTGTATAATCACCTGATGCAACACCTTGTGTTTGAGATCCAATATTTTGGTAGAAATTAGCACCCGCCATTATAGTTCCTACAGCCCCAGTAAATGAACCTGATCCATTTGATGGGATAGATGAAGTATATGCTGGAACTGGGTTTCCTGAATTATCTAAGTAATTTGGAGTTGGGGAATCTACTGATGATACTCTTATATATCTAGATTTATTTGAATAATCACCTGATGAGATTTCTATTTGATTTGATGATGGAGAGTATCCTAAAACTTGATCTCCAATTACTTTTGAGATAAATCTTGATGAATTTGGATCTAAACTAACATTATTCCAAGTCTCTAAAATTATTTTATCATTTGTTTTATCATCTCCTCTACGGATAATAACATTAAATGTTCCAGATCCAGTATTTGCATTTGTAATTTCCCATCTAAGGTTATCTTTTGTTCCTAATTCAAGAGTACCATCACTCGATAATGAACTTGAACTATTCATTATAATACCTTCTGAAATAGTTTCTAAGGTAAAAGCATTTGCTGTAATATTTGAAGTACCACCACTAAAAGATCCTATTAAAACTCCTGGTTGTCCTGCTACAGCATTATTAAATATTTGAATACCATTAAAAGATACTCCAGGAGTTGTTGCAGATATGGTTAAATTAGGAGAAGAAAAACTAGCAGTAAGTCCAATATTATCAAAATCAGCTGCGGGGTCGTTGATAGTGGAAACAATAGCATTTATATAGTTTGTTACGTTATCATTTGTTGTTAGACCACTAGAGGTGTAAAATATGTCTGCTAAAGTATTATAGAAATTAATATTGGAACTATTAGGTGAAATCCAATAATCATTAACGGATGTTGAAATTCTAACTGCTCTAAATGATTGAGTAACACTACTTGTAAATACTGTATTTACATTAATAGTAAAAGAGGCTGTAACTCCAGGAGTTGCAATGGTTCCATTAAATATATCTGTACTTTCAGCTGGTGTATATGAACCTGATGTTACACGAGCAACAATTAATGATTTACCTCCATTTTGAAAATAATTGTATGCTGAGATTGAGGTTAAATATGAATATGTATCACTTCCGCTGATGAGTACATCACCAAATCTGTTTACATAATCAGAATATGAGGTAACTAGGGTAGGAATTTCAACTGGTCCTTTAACAGTTGGACCTACAATTGCTGCTCCAGCTTGTGTAGGTTGACCTGTTAAAAATGTGTTGTCTATTTCATTAGTAGTTACTCCTGGGGATACTGAGAAATTTGCCATTTTTTATCTATTATTTAATTTTATTATAAATATTATTAGTTTTTTTGAAAAACTATTTTATTCAAAAGAAACTCCTGTAGGGGTAAGATTGAATGTTAGGTATATAAATTCAACTGTTCGGGTTGGTTGTAAATATATAGATCCTATCAATTGATTGTTATCTATTGTAGTAGGAGTATTATTTGTATCATCCATAACTACTCTAAAAGTGGTTAAACCTTCTCTTTGCTGAATTGATGATAGATATGGGTTGACTTGGGATAAGAATTCATTTCGAGTTGCTACTGTATTTTGTTCGAATACAAGTGTATCTGCAATTTGAGTGATGAAATTTTTAACTTCAATTAGTAAACGACGAACATTTACACGATCAAGTGAACTTTTTTTCTTTTGGGTTGTTTTTTGTCCGAATACTGTAACTCCAGAATTTGGGAATGTAGCAATTGGATTGACATTCGCTTCATATAATGTATCTCTATTTCCTTGAGTTAAATATCTTTCAGCCATTATAGCTGTAGATATAACTCCTCTATTGATACCAGCTGGTGCAATCCAAGGTTCTGCAACACTATCACTAAATGCATATACTCCTGGGATCATAGTTGATGCAGGAACCCAAATTTGTTGACCTGTTGATGGGTCAATGGTTCTTAACCAAGGCCAGTATGTGGCGGCATAGGATGAATTTAAAGTAGCATTTGCTGTAACTAATGCAATATTCTGTCCATATTCTACAGTATCATATATCATTAATGAATTACCATTATTTTGGATAATTGAATTTAAAAGATTTAAAACATTAGCATGTGTTCCAAAGTTATATATTAAGCCAGGAACAGTTATGTAATTGTATCTATATGCATCTTTATTTGATAATAAATTTATAGATTGTGTATATGCACTAGCTTGTAATCCTTGAATATTAGTTTCAGTTATATTTTCATAATAATTACCAGCTGTTGATGGTAAAATATTTCCAGTGGCCCCACCGAATGAGCCCGTAGAGGCAATTGGAATAGATGCGGTGTATGAGGATATTGGATCACCTGAATTATTTAAGTAATTTGGGGTAGTAATGTTTACTTGTTTTACTCTAATATAAGATGAGTTATTTGAGTAACTACCTGAGATTTGAAGATAAAAATCTGCTCCATCATTAGCTATATTTTGGGTTTGATTACCTATGATTTTTTCAATGTAATTTGATGAGAATGGATCAAGCGATAATGGACCCCATGTTTCTAAAATAGATGGAGAGGTTGTTGAATCATCTCCTCTTCTGATTATTAATGTAAATGTACCGTTGTTTATGTTTGGAGATGTAATTTGCCATCTAATATTATCAATAGAACCTGAAGGTAATGTGCCGTCGGGGTTTGGAGTACTATCACTGTTCATGATAATACCTTCAGATAATGTCTCTAATATAAATGCTTCAGTGTTTGTACCTCCAGAGAAAAAAGTTGTAGTACTTCCAGAAACAACATATTGTGAATTTCCTAGCAAACCATTTTGTCCAACATATGTAAATGTTATGTTAGGTGAAGATGTACTAGAAGAAATATTTAAAAAAGATGCACTATATGGAGCAACAGAACTACTAACTGTAAATACAACAGAAGCAGTAGCTACATAGTTAGCAACAGTAGAAGCAGCAAATGATGCTGTGTTAAGGTATATAACTGTAGAAGTATTAGCTACATTGGAACCTGTAAAGAAAAATGTAATTCCATTTACATTAAATGAACTAGAACCAACAGAAGCAACACTAGCTGAAATGTATGTTAAGTTAATATTTGCTGAAGCAGAAGTAGCAGCTGTTGAAGATGGGATTAAAGATGAAGTAGCAGGTGTGAAAGATCCACTTACCACTCTAGTTACTAATAATGTATTTCCAGCGTTTTGGAAATAATTATATGCTGAGATTGAGGTAAAGTATGAATATGTTTGACTTCCACTTACAAATACATCTCCAAATTTATTTAAATATTCACTATAGCTTGTTACTACAGTTGGAATACCAACTGGTCCTTTAACTGTAGGCCCGATAATTGCTGCTCCAGCTTGTGCAGGTTGTTGAGTTAGGAATGTTTGATCATTCTCTATGGCTAATACACCGGGTGATAATAATATTTCTTCTGGCATGGTTGTTTATTTATAAATATTAGGAGATAGAGGTAATTTCACCTGTTTGTGGGTTTATATTACATTTTCCATAATTTTCAAATATGGATTGTGTAAAAGTTTGTTCTTTTTTAGATACTTCATTTAAAAACTGTTTTGCTTTTTCTTTTCTTTCATTCAATTGTATTTGAATGAGTTCAATTTCTCCAAGTTCCATGATAACTGTTTGAGTTTCATCTTGGATTGTTTTTAAAGTTTGTAATTCTTCTTGATTTAAAACTTTGTTTTCTGTAACTGTTTCCATTTTTATTTTTTATTATAAATATATTATAATTTATATTCTTCTAATTTTACTTGTACCCAATCAATAATATCTTGGTCGTACCATACATCTCTATATTCAAAACCTGCTAAAGTAATACCAAAACTACATCTATCAACATTCAATTCAATTTCAACTGAGCATTTTTTATATATAATGTTGTCTATTACATTTATTACTGTTATTGTTGGATTTTCTATCTCAACGTTAAATTGTTCGAATTTGTATTTTTTTTCCATATTATGTAAATGTTACTGTTGGGCCTGAAACTGAAAATGTTGCTAATCTTGCATCAATTCTACGTGCATTATTACTTTTTGCTAATGCTGCTATTAAACCTGAAGCATTTCTTGCTATACTTTGGGTTGTTGTTCCATCATTTGTACTAGAGGAATGAACAAGAAAATTATTAGGAATTAATAAACCTGAATGGTTTATGGAAAAAGGGACTAAGCCATCACTTACACAAAGACTTATTAGTTCTCTACTATTAATAAGCTCCCAATCAGTGTATCCTCCATGTGTTGCAGCTAATGCATTATCTATTTGGTTATTCCAAGTAGTTGAAGTACTACTATAAACATACATCATAACAGTTCCAGTTGTTAATGATGTCCATCCTAAGGTAAACCAATCTAACTGGATTGTATTTGTATATGTTGTACCTCCTAATGTATCTAGGAATCGTGTTGTATTGTTATAAGGATTGTTAAATGGTAGAGTAAAAAAAGATTGACCACGTTGAGAATTTCCATCATCCCCTGTACGATAACTTGTTGTTTGTCCTGTAATAAGTGGTTTGTATCCTCCAATATTTGGACAAGATGAAGGAGAACTGGATTTGGCTTTAATATATAAATCTCTTTTACTCATATCTTGCATTCAAATTAAATACGCTTGCACTTGCGGCAGTTACAGTTATTTTATTACCTTGATTAATTAAATTAGTTAAGGTATATGCTGAGTTATTTACAGATAATGATGCTGTTACTGAGCCGCTAATGGATGAAGTTGTGTTTATTCTTAGATCATCGGGAGCATAAAAATCAACTGTTAAAGCATCAATAAGTTCTATTGTAAATGTAGCGGCGTTAGGATCAAACCCACTTAATACAGATGCAGTTGCTGATGTTTGGGCAAATGAAGCAGATATTGCAAATGATGCTGTTTGAGCATTTATAGCCCAAGATGCAGTTCCAAATAATGAGCCTGTAAATGATCCTGTAAATGATCCGGTGGTGTATGATGAGGTAAAGGTATTAAATGAACTTGTTGTAACAAAGGAACTAGTATCTATTGTTGTTACATTTAATGCATATGATGCTGTTTGAGCAAAAGATGAACTTGCAACACTCAAACTAGAAGTTAATACTGCTACTGGTATGCTATCTGCATTACCAACCCACACACTTCCTGAAGATAGATTTGGTAAAGAGTTTGGGCCTGGGTTTAATATTACTCCTTGCCCACCATTGCCTTCTTTTGTTACGTATCCTAGAACTTGGACTATTGCTGAACCTGTTGGTCTGATTGATGTAAATCCTCCACCTGGGGCTACATATATTTCTGTTCCTGCTGGGAAACCAGTTGTATCTACTCCTTTTATTAAGCCTAAAGCAATACCTCTACCAGCCTCTGTGGGTGCTAGTGTATCTGCTGCCACATAAATAACGGGCATTTTTGTTGGGTCACCTGCATCTGCTCTATATACAATGGATGCAGCCCCTTGAGAGCCAGAAGCATATACTGGAGTTCCTTTTATAAGGTTTGTGGCTTCGCCGTTTACTATTTCTTCATATATGGTTTTTACATATTGTAAAGATAGATTACCGTTTCCATCGGTTTGTATGAATGATTCTTCACCATTATCTATCGCAGGATAATTTAATCCACTTGCGGTAAAGGATGATGTAACATTTAAATTTCCATTAATTAAAACATCTTGATATAATGGTGTAACGTATGAGGCAGTTGATGCATTTTCTGCCCAAGAAGCAGAAATTGTAAATGATGCTGTTTGTGCATTTTGAGCTTGGGAACTCGATATAGCAAAAGATGCAGATGTAACACTATTTGATCCAAATGGGCCAAATACACTTGATGCTGTTACAAACGAAGCAGTTTGTGCTATTGCTACAAAAGATGCTGTGATAGCATTAGAGGATGATATAGCAAATGAAGAGGTACCTTGTAATGAGCCTGTAAAAGAAGTAGCTATTAGACTACCAGATATCTGTACTTCATTTCCTGCGGCATATATAAGATTACTTCTATTACCATCATCAGTACCATTACCTACATCT